CAACTCAAGTTGCAAAAATCTTCACATGACATCTAACAGATCGCTGAAAGCCAAAAAGCTCTTATCGTCCGCTCGACACATAGACTATGATTTGTTCGGAACAGTTACGGGTCGTCTCACAACTCGAAAGAATTCTTTCCCAATGCTCACCATCGGAAAAGAATTCAGACAATTGCTTAAGCCACAAAATGATTGGTTTCTATCATTAGATTATAACGCTGCCGAGGTTAGAACCTTTATCGCTTTATCCGGTAAGGAACAGCCGACAGTAGATGTCCATGACTGGCACCGCTCTAACCTGATCAAGAAGGACATTTCAAGAGAAGAGGCTAAAGTAAGATTCTTTGCATGGATTTACAACCATAGCTCTTCGGTGACCGACTTCGACTCGTATGATCGCAATAGTGTGGTTGAGAAAAACTATTCCGATGGTATTATTACTACTCCATTCAAGAGAAAAATAAAGGTTGACAGGTTTAAAGCTTTGAACTACCTCATACAGAGCACTACCTCTGACTTGGTTCTTGAAAGGGCAGTCGCCATCGATAAATTCTTAGAGGGCAAGAGATCGTTTATCTCGCACATTGTGCATGATGAGATAGTGATTGATTTGGCAGCCGCAGAAAACGATTTATCCGGAGATCTTAAAGAGATCTTTGCAAAAAACAAGCTAGACACATTCAGAGTAAATCTGAAAGCAGGAAAAGATTATTATAATCTGGAGACTTTAAAATTATGATTTCAGTAATAGGAATAGGAACAGGTGGTTCAGCCCTCGCAGCAAACTTTGCAGCAGTAGCAAACTACGAAACATACCAGTTAAACGACAAGGTAGAAGAGAATACTGACAACGAATTCAGAATTGACAATTACAATACACCAGAGGAGTATGAGAATAACATTCCAGATCTGAGTGAGTTCTTCTCGCGTGTACACAAGCGCGCCCAAGTATATGTTGTCGGTTCCACCATGAGTTCAAACTATGTGTTAGGAATTCTAGAGCAGATCAAAGATAAAGAGATCGATCTATTTTACATCCAGCCCGATGTAGAGCTATTATCTGAAGTTCCACGTATCTTAGAGGGATTGACATTCGGAATTTTGCAAGAGTATACAAGGTCCGGAGCGTTCAGAACAATGAGCCTGATTTCAAATTTGAACCTTGAGAAGGTGCTGGGCAACGTTCCGATCAAAACTTATTATGAAGAATTGAACAAGTCAGTATTTTCGACAGTACATCATCTTAACTATTTTGAATTCTCTGATCCTGAGATAGGACAGGTAGCTAAACCCTCGGAAATTAACAGGATTCGCACCATCGCCCTCTTGGACATGAAGAATTTAGAAGAAAAATGGCTTTTTGACCTTGACACTGCCCGTGAGATCTGTTATTATATGTGTATAAACAGCGAAAAGCTTGCCACGGAGGGCGGATTGCACAAAAGAATAGTTGACATTTTGAAAAAGAAACCTAAGAACGCTTTTCGGAAGCTTTCATATGCTATCTATGAAACTGATCATTCCGACTTTGGATTTACTCTTGCACACACTAATGTCATTCAAGAAAAGAAAGTGCTTGACAACGAATAACAGAGATGTTATATTAACAATGTAAGCGACCGGTATGCTATCGGCGCTTTTCAACCAAAGTGATAAGGAACGCTTATCACGAACCCACAAGGAGAAATTATGGGTATTAACATGGAGCTGATGCGCAGCAAGCTCGCTAATCTGCGCGGCGAAAACAAACAAGACTCAAACAGTGTCTGGTTCAAACCAGATGCCGGAGACACCAGCATTCGAATGGTGCCGACAAATGACGGAGACCCTCTTAAGGAGATGTTCTTTCATTATAACGTTGGGGAACACCGCGGAGGCATTATGTGCCCTAAGCGTAACTTTGGGGAGAAGTGTCCAATCTGTGACTTTGCTTCTACTCTCTGGCGTGAAGGCACTGACAGTAATGATGAAGCCAGCAAGGATTTGGCAAAGTCTTTGTTTGTCCGAACTCGATACTTCAGCCCCGTGATTGTCCGCGGTAAAGAAGATGAAGGCATCAAAGTCTATGGGTATGGCAAGCAAGCCTACAGCCTATTGCTTGGCTATGTCCTCGATCCTGATTATGGAGACATAACAGATTCAACAGAAGGTACGGACATTGTTCTTACCTACACTAAGGCTACTGGTCCCGGTAGCTTCCCCAAGACCAACCTAAAAATGCGTCGTAAATCATCCCCCTTGCTTGAGGACACGGAAGCCATCCCCGCCCTCCTCGATGGCATGCCGAACTTTGACACTCTATTCGATCGTCTTAGCCCGGAGCAAGTAGATGCAATCTTAGATGAACAACTCGCCGGAGACGGATCCGCTGAGTCTCGTTCTCGGGAAACCAATAAGTATGCAAGCAATGGCGCCACGGACGTGGACCGCGCATTTAGCGAACTTACTGGATAGGTTGATCTACCCGCTGGCAGACCGGTCAAAGTCTGCCACCTTTTAAATAGTCTCCCTGCACAGAATAAGTTTCAAATAAATAGGTTATTATGAAAACACCATTAAGATACCCGGGAGGTAAGACACGCGCCGTAAAGCACATTTTGCCACTAATCCCTGATGATGTTAAGCGTGTGTGTTCACCATTTTTCGGTGGAGGCTCAGTCGAATTCGCATTAGCTAACAAGGGCGTTAAAGTCTTTGGGTATGACAAGATGAAACAATTGGTTTGGTTTTGGAATGCACTGTGTGAAGATAACGAACGATTAGCTGATGAAGTGGAGAGCCTCCGTGAAAGCTTTGTTGATCGCAACGGTGATAATGTCACCGGATGCCCCAAAGAATCATTCCTGAGATACAGAGAAGAGCTTAAGACAGACTCGTTCATGTTCAGTTATGACCGCGCTGCAAAGTTCTATGCTATAAATAGATCAAGCTTCTCTGGCGCAACGTTTAGTGGAGGCTGGTCAGAGAAGTCGGCACATGCCAGATTCACAGATAGCTCTGTCCAACGCCTTCGGGACTTTAAGCCCGAGAACTTCCGTGTAGACTACGCAGACTTCGAGCACGCCATTCTAAGCCACCCAAAGGCTTTCCTCTATCTAGACCCCCCTTACATGCTTAAAGCCAGTCAGAACTCATTGTACGGCGTCAGTGGCAACCTTCACAAAGGATTCGAGCATGAGAGACTTCACTCTGTCTTATCAACGAGAGATCGGTGGGTTATGTCGTATAACGACTGTGAACAGATTAGAGAAATGTATAAAGATTACGAGATTACCACAGCAGAATGGTCGTATGGAATGAACAAAAGCAAGAAATCGTCAGAGATTATCATAACAAATTACAGGAAATAATATGAAACCATTATTTATGTGGGCAGGAGGCAAAAACAAAATGCTCAAGAAATACGCCGAACATTTGCCTAAACAATTCGACAGCTACATTGAACCCTTCCTCGGAGGTGGGGCGATGTTTGTGTGGGCTTATAAGAGGAATCCTGACGCCACATTTTTTTTAAACGATGTAAATGAAGACATCATGAGGATTTACCAGACGATTCGAAATGACGTAGGAGGCTTTCTTCTCGCCCTATACAACTACCAAGAAGCATTCTTGCCACTTTCAAAGCCAGAGCGCAAAAAGTTTTATTACGACTTGCGCCAAGAGCATGCATATAACTACCAGAAGTGGACGGACACAGAAGAAGCGGCAACACTATACTTTCTAATGAAAACCGGCTTCAATGGGATCTGGCAGATCAACAAGAACACAAATGGTCGCTTTGGCACTCCAAGCGGACTCTTAAATCAGAAAACTAAGGTTTATGATCAAGATAACATAGAGGAGTGGCACAAAGCCCTTCAGGGATGCACCCTAACCTCGCTTGATTATACTGACTGTCACAAATTCGGTTCACCTCGTAGCTTTGCATTCTTGGATCCTCCTTACCGAGGCTCCTTTACTCAGTACGGCGTTGACTTCAACGATCAAGAACAAGAAAAAGTAATTAAGCTGTTAAATGACTTGACATCCAGCGGTAGCCATGCTATAATGTCTAATAGAGATGTGGGTGATGGGTTCTTCGAATCTCGACAGGGTGATAATGACATGGCTTATTTCGATGTCACTTATACA